TGGGGAGGCCGAGGCATTCATCTGCCGCATCGCGCCGTCTGAGGACGACGCGGCGCTGCTGTACGCGGATCTGTCGCGGGCGGCCTATTGCGACCTGGACAGGACCCGGCTCACGCTCAGCCTGAGTGATTGCTTCGGCGAGATATTCACGCGTTGCGAGGTCATCGAGTACGATCCGCGCGCCCCGGAAAACCTGCGGCCAATGTTGGCGGCGAACGCCAGGCTGGATCGCGTCGAATTCCCGGTGCTGGCCCAGCCCAAGCACGACGGCATCCGCTGCATGATCGTGCCCGGCCTAGGTCCGGTGACGCGCAGCCTGCACCCGATCCCGAATGACCACATCAGGGCCGCTCTGGCCGATGCGCCAGAGTTCGCTGACGGCGAGCTTGTCACGTACACGGACGGGCGCCCGGATCCGTTGAACGTGGTCGACAGCAAGGTCATGTCGAAGGATGGCGCGCCGGAGTTCATGCTCCATGTGTTCGACCATATGGCACCTGAGATCGCCAGCGAGCCTTACCAGGCGCGCATGGCGACGCTGGCGGATCATCCGGCGATGCGGCGCGTGGATACGGCTGAAATCGCCTCGCTGGCCGCGCTGGAGGCGTTCGAGGCGCGTCACGTTGGAGAGGGCTGGGAAGGCATCATCCTGCGCGCTCCGGCGGCCCCGTATAAGCGCGGGCGCAGCAGGGTTGCCGAGGGCGGCCTGCTCAAGGTGAAGCGCTGGCGTGATGACGAGGCAACGATCGTCGGCGTGGTCGAACAGATGCGCGCCGCGACCGCGGCAGAGCGTGACGCCCTGGGTTACGCGAAGCGGTCAAAATCCAAGTCCTGCAAGGTTCCTGCCGGCACGCTGGGCGCGTTGCGCGTTGTCTGGCGCGGCCTGGAGTTCGGCCTGAGCGCAGGCATGTCCCGCGCCGTCCGCGCCGCGATGTGGGCCGACCGTGACGCCATCATCGGCAGGCGCGTCACCTTCAAATTCCGCAATCTCGGCGCCAATGGCGCGCCGGTCGGCGCTGCCTTCAGGTCGCTGCGGTCGGACATCTGAGCACGGGTTTCGCAGAAACCCATAAGTGCGCCCTTCTAGGCCAGGGAGGCCATAGCCAAAAGAAAAGGCCGCTCACAGCGGCCAGTGGGAGGCGTTCAGCTGGGGTGGGGCTCAACATGCACAGAAGCAGGGCTTGCTCTTCGTTCAGGTAGTAGGTGTCAACGTAGTGGGTTGCGCCATTGGTGCGGAGTTGCGTCGTAACTTGCGACGCAAGGGGTCCGTAACCCTCAAGCTCGTCGCGGTTTCGGTCGATCAATTGGCGGATCGCGTAGTTCCGCTCAACCATGGCAAGCTCTTTGGCCATGTCGATCGACAGGTGGTATTCCTTGGCCGGGCGACCGCCCAAGGGGTTTTCCCCAGATTTGGTGAAAACTACAAAATCTTGATTTTCCAAGAATTTATACTGTTCAATTCGCGCCTTGACCCACGTAGAGAAGTCTTGGCGACTTTGACGGCGCGGCGGACGGCAGTTTCTTCCATCCCGAGGTCTCTGGCGGCCTGCATGTATCCGCCTTTCTTCCCTCTCCCGCCGACGGCCTTCAGCGTTGAAACATCGGCAACTTGCCGGGGTTTTTGGTCAGCCTTCGACGTGACAAGCTCAACCCACTTCGCGACCATCTCCGCGCGCTCGATCTCTCCGATCTCGCGGCGGTGGAGGTTCTCCGCGATCTCAGCCATGGAGGCGGAGTTGTTGCCGGGGGTCGAGCTTGGCCCTACCCCAGCAACCGCGCCAGCCAGCTCCGGCGCTCCGCTGCCGGCGGTGCGGTTGCGGTGAGCAGTCGCTGGGCCTGCTGGGCCTGCTCCTGCCAGGCGTCCCGTTGTTCTTTAAGTTCAGCAATGCGCTCGGCCTGCAACGCGACTTCGCGCTCCAGGGCGGCCAGCCGTGCCGTTACAGCAGGGTCGGGCGCCGTCACGACCGTTTCATTGGCCGGTACGGTTTGTTCCATCGTACCGTTGCCGTTCCGTGACGGCCTGGCACGGGGGTAGGCTCTGAATAGTTCGGCAGGGTCGATCGAGAGCGTGCCGTCATCGTTCCGCGACGCAGACAGCTTCCCGCTTTTGATTGCGCGGTGAATGCTGGTCTTTGATGTGCCGACCTCTTTGGCCGCCTGCCCCATGGTGAACACGACGCGTTACTCCCGTTGCGGTGCGCCGTAACGATGCGCCCGGAACGGTTAATGGCAGGAAAATAGGCGGTCAGATGCGGAAGCAAGCGCTGCGCTTGGCTCCAAATTCTGGTCCAGAAACGGAAAAAAGCCCCGGCGGTGAGGCCGGGGCGTTGTGGTCAGTCAATGTCGGGGGATGCGTCCGCAAGAGGATCACGCCCCGCCTTCAGGTCGGCGATAGCGCGGCTTGTCCCTCGGTCGAGCCTGGAGAGCGCCCCAGCGACGCCTGCCTCTGCGCGAACTCGTATATCGAGGGGCAGATTGGCGAATATGCCGGCGAACTCACTGGCGATGGTTTTCCGGATCCGGGCCACAACCGCCTCGACATCTTCCATGTCGACAAGGCGGCCCTCGTCGCGGGCGGTGCGGAGCTCGACCTCACGAGCCTTCGCGGCCGCTAGGGCGTTCTCCGGGCCGGCTCGCGCCACCGCAGCGGCGCGGCGTTCTTCCAGATACCTGATGTAGCCCTGCGTGACGGACACGAACGGATATTTGCCACGCCCTGCGCGCTGGATGTGACCGGAGTCGGCCAGCTTTCGGATCATCCTAGGCGACACGCCCACGAGCCGGGCCGCCACTTCGGCCGTCAGCAGGGACCGTTCCGCTGCGTCAGATTTGTTGCGTTGCAAAGGTTTCTCCCTCCCAAAGTGGAATGGCACGGCGAAGTCAAAAAACCGAAATATGCGCAAACCTCGGGCGGCGGCGTCGGCGCTCCCTAGGGGCTAGGGGTACGGTCCCTACGTGGGTGGGGTCTAGGAGGGCCAGAGAAGGCGCAGGAGCGGCATTGCGGCGATGGCCGGTAGCGCGATGCGGCCAAGAAAAAGAGCCGCTGTGCGCGGCCCTACGGCGATCACTTGAACAGTCGGCCAAGTTCGTGAAGCAGACGCCGCTCGGTGACGTTCTGCGCGGTTCGATCCCAAGCGTTCAGCGGTTCGCCCTTGCGCATCTCGCGGGCGATGTTGGGCCCGAATAGGCCCTTGAGCGGGAAGCGTTCCGCTCCCCTGCGCACGTACACCTTGCCGCCGAAAGCGGGCACGATGAACGACTTCCTGAAAATCTTGCGCTTGTTCCACGGGGCCGCTGACGCGCCCCGCTTGACCTGCCGTGCCTTGAACAGGCCGACGTTCGTTTCGTTGCCGCGCCCCTCGACCGTGTACGACAGCGTGGCCGGCAGGGAGCGCCGGGTCGTCATCACCGTCTTGACCTTCTGGTAGTTGATGCCGGTGGCGCGGACCAGTTCCCGCGTCATGGCGGTTTTCGCCATGTCCCCACCACGATTGACGGCGCGTGACGCAGCCTCGCGGGCTTCGCGCTCCCCGATCCGCCTCAGTTTGTCTGCCATCTGGCGGATCGCGTTTCCGCCGGCCAGCGTGACTGTCGCCTCAGCCATTGATCACCTCACGGAAGAAAGAGCGCCGCCATCCCGACCACGAAAAAGCAAATGGCGGCAAAGACGGCGGCGTGGGGGAAGCCAAGGCGGACGCCCAGCGATGTTTGCCAGGCGAACACGCCAAGCGCCAGGCCGGCGGCGATCATGCCTGGACGGCCTCATCGGCCTCGTCCTGCGCCGACTGCCACAGGTCATCGTGCTCGACCTTCAGCGCAGCTAGCAGCTTCGCCGCGAACTTCGCCTCGGCGAGCTCGTCCACCTGGCGCTGGCGATCGGCGGCCTGCCGCGCCACGTCACGCTGGGCGCGGGCGGCGTTAACCGCGGCAAGGGCGACCTTTTCGGCGTTGCCGAAGCGGGAGCGCTCGGCGGATGGCTGAGCCATGTAGGTCTCTGCGAACAGGATCACGTCATCGGGGTATTCGACGCCGCATGGGAAGCAGCCCAGGGAGACGGCGGCCAAGAATTCGAGGTCGTTCTCGCGTTCGTGGCCCTCGGCGATGCGCCTGGCTTCCGTGTTGATCGTCATGTCAGAACCCCCGCCTTGCGTTCGTTTCGGCGATTGCCGCCTTCCAGGTTGCATCAACTTGGTCTTCGGCCTTCGGCGGCTCGTGCCCGCCGACAGCCAGCACAAGAGCGTTGCCCGATGCTGGGGCTTGGACAGGCTGGGGCGGGGCGGCATGTGGGGCGGTCGGCTGGTCAATGCCGTCGAGGCGCTCCGTGGTCTGGGCGAGGGCCTTGGCCCAAATCTCGTCGGCCTGTGCATTGGTCAGATGGCCCGGCACGTATGGCGTCGCGTTACTGGTCACGGGGGAAGCTCCGTAGGTTGGCGCCTGTGCTCGCGTGTGAGCGGCGCGGATGGTCGCCTCGACGCCCTGGGTCGTCATCGACAGCCAGGCTGCGTCGGCGGCATCGATTGGGGGGAGCGCGGCTTTTGCTCTTGGCGCTGCGCGGTCGAACAATAGGGGGCGGTCGGCGGCTTCTTGCCGCGCAGCAACTGGATTATCGGCAGGGCTGAGGCTCGCGATCACGCCCTCAAAGGTGCCGATTTCGTCGGCCATGCCGGCGGCGACAGCCGCCTTGCCGACCAGGACGTCACCGGCTCCGAAGCGCTGGATGACATGCTGGGCCGACACGCCCCGGCCAGCTGCTACAGCCTCGACGAACACGTCGGCCAAGGCGTCCACGCGGGATTGAATGCGGGCGCGGCCAGCATCCGACGTGACGTCGAGCCGCTTGCCCGGTGATTGGCTTGAAATGAACTCGACGCTGGCATCGTCGCCCTGCGCCGGGAATGCGGCCCGGACGCCGATGGAGCCGAGGATCGCCGTCTCGTCGATGACGATGCGGTCGGCCTGACTGGCGAGCCAGTACCCGGCGGATGCTGCCATCCCGCCAACATAGGCAACCACAGGCTTGACGCCGCGCGCGTCGCGGATGGCCTTTGCCATCTCGTTGACGCCGTTGACGTGGCCGCCTGGCGTATCGAATGACAGCAGGATCGCCTTGGCGTCTGGGTCGTCGAGCGCGACCTGAAAGTCAGTCCGCATCACATCATACGACGTCGCGCCGCTGATCGCGGTGAACAGGTTGGCGTAACGGAACAGGGGGCCGGTCGCGTGAACGATCGCCACGCCGTCGCGCATCTCAAGGCGCTCAGATTGGGGAACGTGGTACGCCCGGTACGCCTCCAGCGCCTCTGGCGTCGCCTCGTTGCGGCGCTCGGCAATGGCGATGATTTTGGCAAGACCTTCTTGGGTGATCGCCCAGGCGTCCGCCGTCAGAATGTCAATGAGAGCCATGCGGCCTCCGGATATGGGGCAGGGCGTGGACGCCCCGCCCCAGCCTTGCCAGCCCTGTTCCCCATGGCGCGCCGGACGCCGAACAGGGCAGAGGGAGAAGCGTCCGGCGCAACTCGGTCAGGCGTCGATTTCGAGGAAAGCACGGGGGTCGATATCGGCGCGGCGCGGGATGTGCAGGCCATCGGCCTCGGCAGCAACGATCAGCGCTTCTTCCCGGCGCTCGGCGGCCAATTTCTCACGCGCGATGCGCTCGAACTCCTGGGCCCGCTCACGGTCGGTCATCGCGCCGGTCAGGTCCAAGCCGCGCACAATGTCATCGACGCGGGCGACCAACTGATCGCGCAAGATCCACGTAAAAAGGCTCGCGCCAGCGTCGCCGGCGATGGTGTCGCCGACCTTCCAGGTGGCGAGGCGTTTGGACAATCCCAGTGGCGCGCCATCGCGGCTGGTTTTGCTGATGGACAATGCGCCGGACGCCGCTACGCGCTCAATTTCGGCGACGGCATCCGTCCGCAGTTGATGTGCCGGAACGGGCGCGTTCTCCGCGGCCTCCCATTCGTCGGCCAGGGCAGCAATTTCGGCGCGCACAGAAGCGACGTCCCGTCTGAAATCCTTAGACCTGACGGGTGGAAGATCGATGTGGCGCGCCAAGGTCGATAGGTGAAGTGCGTCAGCGATCCAGCGTTCAACCGCATGGACAAAAGCGTAGCCGCGCATTTGCGCTTCCGCGCGCTCAATGGCGTCGCGGGTAAAGTTTCGTTCAACGGCTACTCGATCAAGCTCGACGCGCCCCTGGGGGGTGACGCCGACCGCGTTGTGGCGGTTCGCTTGTGTGTGCCTGACGATGGCCTCCCGGCGATCCGCGTCACGCATGCGCTCCTGCGCGGAAAAATATGCGGTACGCGCGGCTTCGAGTTCAGACTTCGCGCGCTCCAGTTTGGCGCGCGACTTGGCCGGCAAGGGATGATCCGGCCATGGCTTTTCCGCCGGCGTCGCGGCGATCCAGCCACGCTCAACGCGATCGCCTGTTTTCGTCGCCTCTGGGCTTACAAATGTGATGTCGGCCACAAAAAGCCCTCCTGAAATGATCTTTGAAGATCATCTCAGAAGGGCTCGCATAATTGCAGTTGACGAAATTGGTTATTTCTGGGGGGAATTAGTAACCGTTCCGCCGATCAACCGGTCTTTCTTTACCCATATCCTGCCCAACACCTTTATAGCAATGGGCAATCTTCTGACAGAAGCGCGAATGTTGTCCGGTGTCTGCCGCGCATAGCCTGCGGCTTGCTCGATCGTCAGCCAACTGCCATCGTTTAAGTCGATCTCCGAGGCCGGCGGCGGCCAAGCGTCATCGGCCCGCATCTGTCGTTGACCTCCCATCCTTCCCAGCCTCGCCTTGCGGCTGTTTCACTTCGAGCCGCGTAACCCATCCACTGCCACGGCTGAACTCATGGGCGACGGACTCGATGCGATAGGTCCCGTCCACGCCAGGGCGCGCGCCTGAGAGCGTCACCAGCGCCTCTGGCTGCGGCTCAGCGCTGCCATTGATGCTGATCGATCCACCGCCCTTCTCGCGCTCTGCGGTGTCCTTTCGGCTCTCTGCGCCGGCCTTGGCCTCGCCACCGTCCGATGCCGGGTAGCGTGCTGAGAAATCGGCCTCAGCGTCATCATCTGGAATGTCGATCTCGACCTGACGCCACGTCGCGGTCTTAGGATCGTACCAGCGCGCCTTGGTCTCCTTCCAGCGCGGTCGGCCCATGTCCGGCGTGATCTCCCACGACAGAAGGTTGTCGCCGCGCGCGGCGCGCACGGTGGGCAGGTCCTTGCCAGACGCGCTCTTGCCCCCGTTGCGCTTTGCAAGGATCGCCTTGCCTTGGCTCACCTTGAACGTGCCGCCGTTCTCGCGCGCCAAGCGCTCCCCAAATGCGATGAAACTCTCGCCTTGCATCGCCCAGTAAGCGCGCTTGATCTGGCCCAGGCTGTCGTCGACCTGTACGTCGTCAATGCCAGCGTCCTTCGCTGCCTCCTGCATCACCGATTTGAGGTCTTTGTCGTCCCAGTGCCGCTGACGCGGGGCCTTGGCCTTGCCTTTGGTGTCGACGCCTTTCCCGGTGATCGTCATCACCATCCCGGCGTTGCGCGAGCCGGATGACCGAACCTCGTCGACCACGCCACGGAACACAGGCGCGCCGCCCAGCCGCACCTCGATCTTGGCCCCCGTTGGCGGGAACATGATCTCGCCGTCGCGGTCGTCCAGTTCGATCGACACCGTGTCGCTCGATGAGCCGGCCTTATCCGTGACAGACAGGTTGATAAGGCGCGGGAGCAGGGCGCTGGTGATGTCGCGCCCGTCGATTGAAACGGAGCAGTCTGTGCGGTCGACCATTAGTAAACTCCGGAGTCGGCGTGGTTCGCGCGCAACTGCGCGCCGTCCACGCGAGGTGTGACGCGGATCGAGACATTCGCGGTGAGGCTGGACGCCCATGCTTGGACCTGTGCCTGTGCCTCGGCCTGCGCGCGGGCCAGGCCAGCCTTCAGGGCGTCGCCGAAGGCATCCGCCATGCGATTGCCAGCTTGGGCGGCAGCACTGTCATCGCCCTTTAGGTCCGGCGGGCGCACCGGCGGCAGCGGCGCAGACGCGCCACCAGGACGCGACGGCGGCATCGGGGCGGTTGCGCCGAGGCGCGGATCGGTCCGGTTTTCCTCGACGCCGAACGTTTCTTCGATCCGCGAGCGGCTATATGCAGCCTCCGCCGCTGCCTTCGGGTCCTGCGCAGGCATCTTTTTGTAGCCGTTGATGATCCGATCCAGCCGGTCGAGGATACCGAGGTTCTTCTCTTTCGCCGGATCATATCCGACCGGGTAATTCCCCGGGAACATCCCGAAGCCATAGTCCAGCGCAGCGGTTCCGGCGCCGTAGATGGCGCCGCCGAGTAGGCCGCCGCGCAGGCCGCTGCGTAGGAATGATCGAGCGCCCGTCGCGGCTGCCGCGCCGCCGGTAGCTCCGCCCGCTGCCGGGGCCGCCGCTCCACCGGTTCCCGCTGCGCCAGCCGCGCCGCCACCGAATAGCTTGAACCATAGCGCCGCGCCGGCGCCGCCAGCGGCTAATCCCGTCCCGAGCGTCGTGATCCCATAAATCGCTGAAGTGAGCTTCGGGAATGCGTCGGCCGCTTCGCTGACACGCTGCGCCAGCACGCCCATGGGGCCAGAGATGGCGCCAACGCTCTGTTCATTTGCCCTGTCGAGCGCGTTGGCAGCGTCCTGGACCTGCGATCCCGTCGTGCCCCGGATGAACTGCGACGTGCGTTCGGTATCGCCAGACGACTTGTCGAGTTGCCCGAGGATTTCCTCCCGCAGCTTCGCGCCGTAGCGCAAGGCAAGCGCCGCCATCAGAGCCTGGCGGTCAGCGAGGATTTTGCCGATCTCGGAGCCTTCCGCGATCTTTGCCGCACTGGCGATGAGCTGCTTGCGCTCGTCCTCGTCTTTCGTCGTCGCCAGCTTCGCGGTGAGGGCCTTGTAATCATCGCTGGACTGCATCTGGCGGTCCAGCACTTCGGCAAATGCGTCGAGAGGGTTCACGCCCTGAAGCTGGCGCTGAACCATGAACTTCGACCAGTCGAACGTCGCGGGCGCGCGGCGGGCCTTCGCGCCTTTCCCCTTGACCTTGCCAGGCGTCGTTGGGTCACCCGCCTTGGGATCGACCGTCTTCGCCATGGTGTCCTTTAGTTCGCGTGAGGTCAGCTTTTGCAGGAGGTTGACGACGTTGTTGCCGGTCTCATCTGATGTGCCGGCCGTGGCCCTGGCTACTTCGTTAGCGGCGACAATCTGCCGGACAGCATCAAGGCCGCTCAGACCTACGGTTTTCGCCAGGGCAAGTTGCTGAGGCATCCAACGGGCCATGTCCGGCAGCTCAAACGCGCCGACCCGCCCCCCTTTCAACATCATGTCGAAGCCGCGTTGCAGATCCTTGGCGGCGACGCCGGCTTCGATCATAGCTGCCGCCGATTTTGCGATGTGCTCAGGCTCGGCGCCGGTGGCCCAGGCTGTTTTGACGATCGAAGGTAGGGCGTCCAATGCTGCCCTGCCTTCAAACTTTCCGCTCGACACGAGGGCGTCCAGGCCGGCGAGGGCCTCATCCCGGGAGCCGCCTCCCTCGCGGACCGCCCGATACACGGCATCGCCGATCTGCGCATGAGCTTTCTGCATGTCGCCGACGGTGCCGTCGCCTGCCATCGTGGTCGCAAGCCGCGCTTTCCGAAGATCGTAGCTGACGGCCTTCTGAACCCGTGGCGCAACCACATGGCCGGCAGCGACAGCGCCGGCTCCGACAGCACCGGCGCCCGCGGCAAACCGCCCTGCACGGGCGCGGAATGAGTTGTGCCGGCGTTCCGCTTCAGCAGCGCGGGCGGCGGCTGCCGCCTCAGCTTGCCGCGCTTTCTCTGCACGCTGGAGGGCAGTGACGCGCCGCTGGACGGCGCGCTCGAGATCGCGCTCCATACTGAGCATGGTGAGGTTGACGCGGCGTGCCTGCGCCGCCACCTGGTCAAGGCCGCCGACCCGCAGGCGCTTGTTCGCCAGTTTATCAGCTGCTTGGCTCACGCCGTGCATTGAGCGGGCGGCCTTGAGGGCCGCCGCAGAGAGCCCATCCGTCATCCGGAGATGGAGTGTGGTGGTTTTATCTGCCATTGCGGACCCTCACGGCGTCAGCCGCTGTCGCCAGCCAGTCGAGAAAATCCACCGGCGACAGAGCGAGAAAAAAGGACAGGGGCGTGCCGGTTTGCGTAGCCGCAAACACCGCATAGCGCCGCCATTCGGCAGCGCCCCACGCCCTCACGACTCCCCCGGCGCAGCCTCATCGGTGAACAAGACGGCGGCCACCAGGCCGTCGATGTCGTCCGCCGACACCTCGCCGGCGTCGTCGCCCAGCGATGTCATGCCCCGGATGATTGACAGCATCGCAGCGTACTCGGCGCTTCCCGCGATGTTCGGGAGCTTGCCCAACTTGGTCGCCTCTGCCGCCTCCATGAAATGCGAGGTCACCACACGGATGTCGTCGCCGATTTTCATAAGGTCAGCTGCCTTCATGGGCCTGATCTCGACCTTGCCCAGGATCGCGCCGTTGGGGAGCGTGATGGGGCGGGTGAGGGTGTAGGTGCTGGTGATGGTCATCGGTCGTTCCTTTCGAGGATACGAATTGCGAGTTGGAGGATGGCGTCGTCACCGGCGAACGGGCCGAGGCGTGTAAGCGCGGCACTAACGGCCTGGACCGCGCCGGGGCGGCCTGCGATCGAGAGAAGTCTGCCGGCGATTGAGGTCGCCAATGGATGCAGGACAGGCGTCGTCATCGCGCCGCCTTCATGGGCGGCGCTGAGCGAGCCGGTGGATTGGAAAATGCTGCGATTGCCGCATCGCACAGCCGCGCCATCGCGGCGCGGCGCGTGTCGTCTGACAGCAATGGTCGTGACGACGGCGCGAGGTTTACAGGTGTTTCGCCACTAATAGAGACTTCCTTACTGTTACGGGCGAAAGACCTGTCAACTTCGCGTTCCGCACGCTTCCGGCGGGCGTAAAGCGCCTGCCGGCTAACGCCTTCGCGCTTGGCTTCGGCTGCCATGGACTGTCCCTCGTATTGCTGCCTCGTCTGGCGGCCTGTCAGAGATCGCTGGCGCTGGTAACGTGCCGCGTCTGTTGCGGCCTTGCGCGCCCGGCGCTCTGCCGCGATGGCCTCTGGCAGCACGTCCACCGGGTGAACCGTTTTCAGGTCAAGCGACCGCCACTCAACCTCACGGAGCCCAACCAGTTCGCCGGCCCTGCGCGCAGTGATACGGCGCGGCCTGGCGCAAACCTTCTCTGCGAGGGCGATCACGAAATCGGTCGGTGCAGTCGGAAGCCACGCAGCGGCCCAGGCAACAAGAGCCTGGGGCGTTGCACGCCGACCATTGCCGGCAGCACGTAAGGCGACGGCGTTGAAGGCCACTGACGCGTATGCGGCCCAATCGTCGGTGTCGCATGGCCCGCCGTGGCGGTGGGTGATCACAGCCTCAATGGCTGCGACGCGGGCCACGTTGATATTAAACCGGCGCTGCGCCGTGCCGGGCGCGTCGGTCGGGTTATTCGTGATGACGGCGACGTTGCCAGCCAGGATGCTGACATTGCCGCCTTCTGCGCGCGCCATCCCTGGATCAACGATGCGATCCTTGTGCCGCGCTTGGCTTACTGCTAAGTTCATGGCGGAAAACACTTTCACGCCGCTCCGGTCCGCCGGGCGGCGTTTTTCATGGGCGTGAGAGGGTGACGACGCTGGCGGTCTCTGACTGCTGGTCACGCGCCACGAGACCGACCGTGGCGCGGTGCTCTTGGATGCGGTCGCGCAGGTGCTGGGTCGCTGCGGCGACCAGCTGCCCGCGCAGGTGCGGTACGGTCTGCCAAGCTTGCGCAAAGCGATGGGCGGCGCTGGAAACGCTGCCGTGGACGCCACCGGCCAGCTTCAAAGCATCGGCTTCGAGGGCCCGGAATTGCCGGGTGCGGTTAGGCGGAAAGAGCGCGACGTTGTTCATGCTGCCTCCACGAAAGAAAAAAGCGCCGGCCATTTCTGGCGGCGCTCACTTGGGGGTTCGGGTTCGGGTCCATCGCGCGATTTTCTTTTCGAGCGACTTGGGCGGGACCAGGTCCGGGCTGTGGAGCCTGAAAAACGCTTGCTCTCCCAGCCACTCCTCGACGTCGGCGCGGCGGTAACGCAGTGCGCCGTTTGTGGGGCAGCGCACAAACTTAGGGCCCGTTCCAGCCACCCGACGCTGGTAGAGCCTCGCGGGGGTGACGCCGATCAGATCGGCAGCCTGGCGGACGGTCAAAAACGTCATGCTGCGCCCCCATTAAAAAACCCGCCTCGTGGGCGGGTCGGTTTGCGGCGGGGAGAGATTTTTGCGGATTGGGCCAGCCAACGATCGAGGTCAGCTACCTGGTATCGGATCGATCCACTGGGGAGGCGCAAATAGGCGGGCCCCACACCGATCGCGCGGAATTTCTTGAGGGAGGCGGGCGACAGCGTAAGGCGCTCAGCCGCCTGCTGGGTCGTGAGCAACATCGGCCCTCCAGACGCAAAAAAACCCGCGCAGCGGGTGCTGGGCGGGTGACGTTCAGACATAAAAAAAACCGCTTGCGCGGCTCGTTCAGGGCGCATCGCGCCCCACACGCGTTATATACGCTCATTTCCCCCCAAAAAGTCAACGATTTAGTCGTTTTTACGACTTCACAATGTTGTGTGATTTCTCCTATCTATATGAAATATAAGCACTTCCTCATGATCCAAAAAGTGGCGCGATGTGAGCCAAAATTTTTCGGCGACAGAGCCAGAGGGCGGCCAAAGCCGCCCCATCACCGATGTTTGCCCAGGCTTTTGCAAAAGCCGGAAAAGGCCGTCGCCACGTCCCTGGCGTCGAGCTTTCGGCCCTTGCCCAGCCACCACTGGCGAAAGCGGTCGGCGACAACATCCACGTCCCAGCCCGGCGCGTTCTCGCGGGCGATAGCGGCCCAATGGTCGTTAAACGTGATGCCGCCCTCGGCGGGGAACGCCGCCGGCTTGGCTGACTTCCCTGCGGCTTTGGCGGCGATCTGGGGCGTGACCTCGACATGCTCTACGGTGCCGTCGCGCCGGGCCTTACGGCCGGCGGAGTGACGTTCGAGCTCGGCCCGCGCTTCCTTGCGGTCGGCATTCACGCGCCACTTGATCGTCACGCTGGCGACGGTGCGTCCTACCTTGTTTGTCGTCACGTCCAAATGAAGCCGCGAGATCTGATTGATCTCGGCGACTGCCGGCGCGATGGCCCGCTGCATGAGGTTGGAGAACCGCTCCATCTTGCCACTGGTGACGCCCAGGAGAGCGCGCAGTTCTGGGATCGTGAATGTCTTGCTGGAGAGCCGACCCATGCCAGCCAGCGAGGCCAAGTGCTGAAACATCAACACGGCATACTTGGACGACAAGTGGAACACGGTCTGCCTGTCGATGATCGCCCAGTGGTTCGACTTGTCGGCCATCTCCCGGAACGTGCGGCCGAAGTACCAAGAAACCAGCAGGTCGCCGGACAACTCATGCCGATAGTCGATCCTGGCCTCGTCCAACAGGCCGCCGACCACGACGCGCATCGCTGTCGGGTCGTCATAGGTCAGAACCGCAGCGCGCAACTCCTGAAACAGCGGAACCAGCGATGAACGGTCGTGGTTCGCCATCCCATCGATGCGACGAATGTCGGACAGCCTGACGTCATGGCGCACGTCATCGGCCATGCGACCAGCGGCGGTGCCGATCATCAGGTGCATGAGTTTGAGAGCTCGCAGGCTTGGCGGGTTCTGCATGTAGACGCCCCGCGCGACTTCGGCCGGCAGCACGGTCTTGGTTTGGTCGAACGCCCTGTCGGCGGCCACTTGTGTCGTCTTCCCCATGGCAACGAATGTGAATAACTCCATGTTGCCTGTCAACGAGCAACATTGGCCCAAAACGTTGCCCATCCGGCCCAATATGTTGCCTGACCGGCCCAAAACGTTGCCCATCTGGCCCAAAACGTTGCCGATAAGCGCGTAAGGCATTGTAATTTATTGGTAAATTGGCCCTTGAACAATAAGAACTATAGAACAAGAAAGGGCGCTGACGCGCCTTCCTTTGAAAATCAGGCCTTGGATTTCATGCCAGATCGACCCCGTTGACACCGGAAACGAGACGCAGCATCCTTCATCTGCCTGGACGCAAAAGGTCCAGGTGGGGCGTGGAAACCCCTACTGGATCGAGGCGTGCAAGCGCCCCTGATGGCGCTATTTTTGCGTCTGCATACGGCCATGCTTCCCCCACGTGGGGTCTATGGCGGGAGCGCGTCGAATACGGCCTCACGGCTCAATAAGGCGCGCCTGTTAGAGCCTCGCTCCAGTCAGGTTTCCACCCTCCCGCCGCCAGCCCCACGGGCCGGCGGATCGCCGGGGGGCTGCGAAAGACCAATTGCGCACCCCCGTTTAGTCACGGTCGACTTGATTGCTGCCAGTGGGGCTGGCGGCTGATTTGGGGGAGAGAAATGTTGCACACGAACACCGCCACGCAGATCCGGGAATACGACAACGCCGTCCTGCATGAGGCCGAAAGCCTCCAGCTTACGCAGGCCGAGGCGGCCAAGATCCGGCGCATCGTCGAGCACTACATGGGCGAAAACTATGCCGACGAACTTGCCGACCGCGCCCGCCAGCACGCATTGGCCGCCGGATACACGGCAGAAGGATGGGGCGAGCGCCGAGCCCACGCGCCGGCCGTTCTCGATTTGCTGGTCGCGGCCGCGCCGGAACGCTGGTGATCCCATGCTTTCGTTCCTCGGCTCTCCCCAAGATCCACTGACGCCGTTATCCGGTCGCGGCCCGCTGTTTGCAGCGGGCGTGGCTGGCGACGTGACGTTCGCGGACGTTGGGGAGGCCGAGGCATTCATCTGCCGCATCGCGCCGTCTGAGGACGACGCGGCGCTGCTGTACGCGGATCTGTCGCGGGCGGCCTATTGCGACC